TAGTTGCCATGAAGGCGGGTCTCCTGTGGTCAAGTTCCTTGCGGACATGTGCCTAATCTTTTCGCCTTAATGTATGCCTACTCTTTATTTATTGTTTCAAAAAGAAAACAATATTCTTGCCTGGATCCGTTGTACAGAATACCCGGTACTGCTGTTCCATTGCTTCGTCTAAACCTTCAATATAGGGTACTAAATGAAAGTCTTGTTTAAGATATCCTACAGGGTCCCCGTCTAAAGAATAGTAATCACCTTCTGTGGACCAATCAAATCTCCAAACTCGTATGATATCGTCAGTGTCAAAACCTACTAATCTTCCGCCTACTTCTAGTCTCTGTGGTTTTGCCCTATGCAGTACATTTGAGCGCAGTCCTAGTGTAAACAGTAGAGTGTTAAAATTTTGTTCTTTTTTCCAAAGATCTTCGTTACCGTGTTCAAGCCTATACTGTCCGGTATTAGTTATATCAACTAGGGTGTACAATTTATATTCCATAGAATATTTAATAATTGCAACTTTTTAAGCCAACAAAAAAGGACTCCGAAGAGTCCTTAATTGCTTCCCATCCCGATTGAGAATTGATTAGCTTACTGTTACACCAGAAACTGTTGCATAGCTAACTGTTGCTGTACCGCCAACTGCTGCTACGATAGCTGCTTCTTGTACGCTGAATAACGGTGTGCTTAATGGATCGCTAGCAGTTGTTGGTGCGCCAACGTTGCTGTTGAAATCTGGAGCCATAAACAACATTGTGCTGTCACCACCGCTTACGCTTGGTGGAAATACTGCAAATAGTTCACAAGTTACTTGTAGAGCACGAACAACTTTAGAATAGCTGCTGTCTGATGCTGCTGGAGTAGCTGTTAGATCTTCACCTGTAATTACAACCTTGAATAAACGTAGGTTAGGTGTGCTGAATGTTAATAGTGGTGCAAAGTTACCACTTTCTAGGCCAGCGTATGCTGCACCTGGGCTTTGTACAACCTTTAAGTAATTGGCTGCAACGGTTGTTCCGACTAATGATGGCATAATATATCTCCTCTATATGCTTTTTAACTCACGACTCTGTGAGCTTTGTATAATTATTTATACCAAAAGGAAAAAACTGGGTTCAAACAGCTAAAATCAGCGATCAAAAGTAAGATCTTTACTTAATTGGCGCTCTAGGTCAGGTAGTAGATCAAACTGTGATAGTCTGTTTCTAAACTCGTTAAGAATCCTATAAGCTAACTGTTTTACATCGCTGTCTGTGGGGTTTTTATAGCTTAATAACCTACGTATTTCTTTAGAGTTTGAGTTCTTGATAGCCAGTGCTTGTTCGACACGCATAAGGAAATAGATATCTCTATTGTTAGGCGTGGTAAGACTGGTAAGATATCCGTTGAGCTGTAACACAGGAAGCTGTGTGCGCTCTCTTAACTTTCTAGCATCTTCGCTTTTAAATATTTTTTCTACCTTACTGGGTTCTGCCTGTACAAGATAAATGAGATTGTACAAATCATTAGCACTAGATCTAAATTCTCTATAATCAACACCCCACTTAACAGTTTCGCTAGCATACTTTTTAGCAAAGCTCTGTGTTTCTTTACAATGTGCAGCCAGCTCTAAAGCCAGCAGGGATAGGTATAAGTTTTCACAAGTGTCAGAGTAACTGCTCTTAAGATCATCTACGCTGTATAAGAGTCTAGCTTCTTTGAGTTCTTTGATAAAACTCATCTTACCTTTAGTACTAGAAGTGTAAAGGGAATGTCCACCGTGCATTGTGGCTAATTCTATATCTGTAAACATTATGTTGGCGTCCAACGCTTTCTAGGCACTAGCTTAACATTGCCGAACTGCTTGTCAGGGCCGCCATATCGAACACGGCCTTCACCTTCAGTGTCCCAGATTTCTCCCTTCTCGCCTGACTCTATTTGATTGATCACATCGTCTTTGAGATCCATGATCATCCTTACTAGTGTAAAGATTGAGTCAAGAGCATTTTGATGTTGCTGTGCTAGATCTTTTATTTTAGTCTGTTTATTGGTACTGACTTTGCTGGTAGTCATCCAATTAAAAAAGTGCTGTGGACCTAGTTGATCAAGTGCTCTAGCTTTGGCAGTTTGATTTACATAGGTATACAATATATTCTTAAGGTCACCTAATCCCGGTGTGTTCTGTAGGAAACTGTCTATTTGACCAGCGTTTTTGGTTAGGTACGCTTCTACTTCAGATATACTTTCGTCGGCAAGATTAACTGGTGTACTGTTATACACAGGTCCTTGTACTATTAGTGCAGGTGTAGTATTAAATGCACTAAAGTCGTCCATAGGTTCTTGGTCGCTATCGTCCATGCCAAACTCTGAGAAGTACGCATGTCCTACTACCATGACCTGTGCTTGTCCAATCTGCTGTCCTAGTTGACTGTCTGCTCTTACGTGATAGCAGGTTTTGCTTTTTGGATTAGGACAAAAATTATAAACTCCTTGTTGATCTACTTCTGGGCGTTGTAGGAACAGGCCGTCAGCATAGACAAAGCCTACAAAGTCTTTAGGAGTAGCACGATCAAATAATGGATAAAGACTGGCAAACTTTCTAGCAAACTCGTCTCGTTGTTTTTTCTCTTCTGGTGTTTTAGGTGTGCCACTCTTATTGGCTATGAAGTCGTAGAGGTCTCGCGGATTGTCAGTAGCTGCACCTCTGCTCCATCCATTGTGTCCCGATAGGATCAATGGACCGTTAGCTTCTGCACGACCCCAATATATTTGTGGATTGCCGTCCCACTTCATACGCACACTCTTGCTGCCTTCTTCTGAAGCAATTTCTCGTAAGTGTTGCAGTGACTCTAGTGTGCCTTTGCTGCCGTAGAAGAATACTAGATCTTCTAAATGGTTAAAGGCACGGCCCAGCTTTTTAACTGTGGCAGCTTCTGCTTCGCGTAAAAATTCTCTAGCTCTCATTCTAATTTGCCCAACATATTTTTAAACCATTCAGTGGTGTTCACTGTAGGTTGTGGTTGCTTTTCTACCCAGTTCTTATCCTGTCTTACGTGAGCTAGCAGAGCATCAGCTTGATCAGCTGGAAGACTTTTCATGATTGCTTCTACGCTGGAAAGATTGTTACCATCAGCAGTTGGGCCTAACAGTACTTTGGCCATTTCGTCCCAGTCATCTGCTACTAGATCGCCTTTCTTGTTTTCAGGTGTGCGAACGTAAAGTCCTTCCCATGCTGAATATACATAGCCTTTTTGTTTGGCCAGACTGGCAATCATAAGTTGTTTGCTGACACCTTTGTAAGGACTACCTTTGGGTATCTTGTGCTGATGATAGCGGCTTACTTTAGGTACCTTTCGAATACATTCTAAATCAATTTGATGTGCATTAGGACCAAAGGGCATACGTACAAATACGTTAACACCTGCTTGACTAGTCTGCAGACCCATCTGTTGTATTGCACCGGATAGTGCTCGACGAGCTGCTTTTTCAATGCTGTCTTTTTTATCTGACTTGTCTACCTGCGGGTTAAGTGCTTGAATGATATCATCAAGATCTACCATAGTATCCAAGTCGCTGGCTGTTTCTTCAGGATCTTTATCTGGATCCGCAGTTGATCCTACGCCAACAGACTGTAGCCCTAGCTTGCCTAGGTACTTGTCCATTTTAGCTTTTAGTTCATCCGAGTACTTCTTTTGGAAAGGTACAGTATCCCCAAAAACTCTACTGCCTTTTTCAGCCATTGTCTTTATTTTCCTGTATTTTTTTGATGCCACGTTTAAATTTAGCTGGCTCGCCTGTTCTTATAGCATTAAGAAAACGCCGTTCTAGTTCAGCCGCTGTTTCTAAATCATAGCTTTCTCGAATCACAGCCAAAAGATTAACTGCACTTTCGATGAGATTAGTTCCTCTGCTTTCTATAACCAAGTCTTTGTTACGATTTATTCCTAAATCACTTAATTCCTGCAGAATTGATCTGGTACTTTTACGCATTTTTACCTATAATCCTTTGTTATATTTAACCTTTTTAACTTATCAAATGTTTTTTGTGCAGGGCAATAACATCTTGCTAAATATATTAGTAGAAACCATGATAAGCTTCTATACACACTTACACAAGGATTGTAACATGAAACAACTATCAAATCAAATGTTTAGGCTATTAGAACGACTGGCCGAAATGTTTCCCAAGCAACACTACCAAAGCGAACTAGATCGCTACATTTCTCATCGTCATCCACAAAATGCCGCTGATGTTGAACACTTTACCAAAGAGTTCGAACACAAATACTCACAAGGAAAATTCATATGAAAAACTTTTTAACAACCATGTATAGCATACTAGAAAGCATAGGTCGAACCCGTGCAGCCATGTACTATGCAAGACAGGGCAACTATGAAGCTGCAAAACAATTAATGGTGAAATAAACAATATTTTCTATTGCTATTTTAAAAAAAGACATATATAATAACACATACTTTACACACAGGAGAAAATTATGTTTACACCACATTTCTTTATTGAATCTTTTCAAAGCACTAAAAAGTTAGTAACTGATCAAGTATTCAAAGATCCGGCATTGAATAAGGCTGCACACGCCTATATCGATGCACAAACACAATTTGCTAAAATGGCTGTTAACAACACCATTGACATGGCCAAATATTCTGTAGAATCAGTATCTAAAGTACTGTTTCCAAAGAAGGACGGGGCCGCCTAAAGGCCCATAGACATACACACATAAGGAGAATTACTATGTCATTTGAAACACCAAAATTACCAGAAGTTAAATTTAACAAGAACGGCTACGAAATCCGTACAGATATTCTAGCAATGGCTAAAGACCTAGTCACACACGATTATTCAGTTAAGTTCCAAGGTTGGGAATTGACTGCAGAGCGTGACGAAAAGACTGGACAGATTGTCAGTAAGGTTAACATGCCAGAATTTCCAGGACTTGAAAAAGTTTTAGAAACAGCAGAGAAAATGTACAGCTTTGTTAACAGCGGCGTAAAGAAATAAATATTATTATATTACGCTCATAGAGCACTTTCTTATACTAACAAAAAAGGCCCATTAAGGGCCTTTTTCTATTACAAGCTTTTTTCTGTGTATTCAGACTTTTGCCAACCTATGAGAAATTTAGATTTCCAATTGTTTTGATCAAACCCTTTTAACTGTTCCCACTCCTGTCTATGTTGCCATATCTTTTTAGCAGCATCAATCCAGTCAGTGTGTCGAACAATAAAATCAAAGTTGATCATTTTATTTTTAAACTTATCATAGTCTTGATCGTCATATTCGATGTGCAACACTTCAAATAGGTTTCCATCTATGTTTGCATCTAGGGCAAAATCAAACCCCCATTTAACTTTTGTTTGAATTAGATAAGTGGCTTGTGGTATTTGATTTTTTAATTTCGACAACTGCTCTAGTGCTTCATCTGTGTAATTACATCTACAGAGAAACATGGAGTGATCTAAAATTAAAGAAGGTTCAGATTTTTCTAATTCAAACCAAGGTTCTTGCCAACAACAATGATTTAAAATCTTATGCTCAATAGGATATCCCATTGCAGAATAATATTTGCGTTCTGCTATGTTAAGTTCAAATCCATCTTTGTCGTAAAATTGAAAATCGTTGTTAACGAAATCCGTAATTGCTTTAGAACATGTTGGATTTGATACTAAATGTAAATCATGTCTTTTAAACATTTGATATTTATTTGAATTTACTGATGTGCGTATCTGATTGACAGGTACACATTACTTTAGGGCACTTGACCAGTGGAGGAAGTTGATCAAACTTAAACTCATCGGCAAACGTATCTGTAAAGATATTCCACTGCTTGTCTTCAAACAAGGGCAATCCACAGTTACCTGATAGTTCACCAGTGTGATAAACTCTTATAAACTCATTGGAAATGTTACAGTTCCAATTATAGAAGTTAACCCAGTTATTGATAATTAAATCGTTTTGTCTTGCTGGCCAAGCAGTACCATTTTGAAATAGCACTACACTTTCGTGTACTCGAATTTCGTCTAATCGTTTGATCATCCAATCGCCGTCGGGTATTCGTTTGATTCCAGACTTAAGAAATTCCAACTGCTGATCTGTGTATGCACCCATACCGTGAATGTCTGTGTCAACTATAGCTTTGCATTCTACAAACCAAGGATACTTGCTCTGCTTCATTCTTTCTACATAGCCTATGCATTTGTCCCATGCCTGTGCATCCATAAGCATCAGTGCTACAACTTTTAGTCCTGATTCAAAACATAGATCTGCAACATCAATGTAATGATCTAAATCTACAAATTCATGATGACAGCTTAATATTATTTCATCAAAGTAATTTAAGTTTTCTTTCCACCATCTCAACG